TAATGATGCTCAACCAACAAATGTGTTGGATATGATCGCCACTGACGCTAAACCTGCAGAAATCACAGACACATTGAAAAATATGATCTATGCTAAAGCTGGTGAAAAGATTGATGGCATGAAAAAATATGCTGCAGCAAGTTTATTTGGTCAAGAACCAGAAGAAACAGAAGAACCTACAGCAGAAGTTGAAACTGAAACTGAAGTAGATCAAGAACCCGAAGAGGAAGAAGATGCCTAGACTATTAATTAAAGGTACAGAAGCAGCGATGGCTACCGCATCTGGTAGTGCATCAACATTTGGAAACGCTACCGTGGTTCGTGTAGTAAATACAGCTACAGGTGCTGATCATTTAGTGACTGTTGCAGAAAGTGCAGGTGGTACAGTAGTAGGAACCTTTACTTTAATGAGATCTGAAAGTGCATTAATTGAGAAACAAACCAGTCATGTAATCTTTGCTGCTAATGCTGCAGTCAAAGGTGCAAAAGTAGGATACACAAACTAAGAAAATGAAACTAATTACCGAAGAAGTATCAAACGTTAAAATTATTACCGAAGGAAAAGGTAGTAAGAAAAGAATGTGTATTGAAGGTATATTCCTTCAAGGTGAAATTAAAAACCGTAATGGAAGAATGTATCCAATCGACACTCTTGATAGAGAAGTTGGTAGATACAATGAAAACTTTGTCGGTAAAGGTAGAGCGTTAGGTGAACTTGGTCATCCTGATGGTCCTACAGTTAACTTAGATCGTGTATCACATAAGATTACTTCTCTTGTAAGAGAGGGAAATAATTTTGTAGGAAAAGCAACTTTATTATCAACCCCTATGGGTAAAATTGCATCTTCATTAATTGATGAGGGTGTAAAACTTGGAGTATCTTCTCGTGGTGTTGGATCACTTAAGGAAGACATGAACGGTTGTAAAGTTGTTGGAGAAGATTTCCAACTAGCAACTGCTGCTGATATAGTAGCAGATCCTTCTGCTCCAGACGCTTTTGTGAATGGAATTATGGAAGGAAAAGAGTGGGTTTGGGAAGGTGGAATCCTTCGTGAACAACTCGCAGAAAAGACAGAAAAGCGTATTAACACACTTGTCGATCAAAAAAGACTCGAAGAGTATAAGTTGAACTTATTCAACGATTTCTTATCAAATCTATAAGTTCTATAAATAATATCAGATTTTATAAAAATCAATTAGCCCTTGGTAGCAATTTACAAAAAATGGATAACGTAGTAACCAAAAACGCCAAGCCCGCAGAACCAATGGTATCTGGCGGTGCACCATACGAGGATCTAGGTGGACCTACACCTACAAACTCAAAACCAGATGACGATTCAAACAAGTTAAAGATTCCTGAGCTTGCATCTGTTAAAGATGTTGTTAACTCAAAAGCAAAGCCAGCAGAACCAATGCCTGTTATGGCTGGTAAGGAACTTGAGGGAGAAGAAATCTCTGAAGATGAGGCACCTGCAACTGATGAAGTTGTAGCAGAAGAGGAAACTACTACAGACGAAGTAGTTGCTGAAGAGGAAACAACTGAGGAAGAAGTTGTTGCTGAAGAAGAGGATTACAAAGTGGACGTTGAGCAAGACGTTCAAGCACTCTTTGAAGGTGAAGAACTTTCCGAGGAGTTCCAATCCAAGGCAAGAACAATTTTTGAAGCTGCAATCAAAGAAAAGGTTTCAGAAATTAAAGAGAATTTGCAGACCGCATACGAGCAAGCACTTGTTGAAGAGGTAGCAAGCGTAAGAGATGAGTTAACAGAGAGAGTTGACGCATATCTTGAGTACGTTGCCGATGAGTGGATTCAAGAGAATCAGTTGCAAGTAGAATCAGGTCTCAAAACAGAAATGACCGAATCCTTCCTAGAAGGTATGAAGTCATTGTTTGAAGAGCATTATGTATCTGTCCCTGAAGACAAATACGATGTTCTTGAAAGCATGGTAGATAAACTTGATGAAATGGAGAGTAAACTCAACGAGCAAATCGAAAGAAACGTTGCTCTAAATCAAAGACTAGCAGAGTCAAGTTCCGATGTCATCTTAGCAGATGTAGCAGAAGGTTTAGCACTTTCACAGAAGGAAAAACTCGCTTCTCTTGCCTCAAATGTTGAGTTTGAAAGTGAAACAGACTATCGTGAGAAACTAGAAAAGTTGAAGGAATCTTATTTCCCATCTAAAACTAGTGCTCCAAGTGCTCACTCAGAAACCATATCTGAGGGAACTGCTGTGGATAGTCCACAACAAGTTTCTTCCGCAATGGAAGCATACATGCAAACTCTGGGTAGAGTTGCTAAAAAGTGATCTTTTAATTATAAATTTCAAACTAATTCCTTAAAAGGTAAAAAAAATGCAAATGCCTAGCAATGAGGTTTTGCAGGAGAAGTGGTCTCCCCTTCTAAACTATGACGGTCTAGACCCAATCAAAGATGCACACCGTAAGGCGGTTACTGCACAACTCCTAGAAAACCAAGAAATTGCACTTCGTGAAGAAAAAGAATTCTTACATGAAGCTGCTCCAACTAACTCAGTTGGAAACGGAGGTTTCACCTCTTCAGGTGGTCAAACAGTAGCAGGTTTCGACCCTGTATTGATCTCCTTAATCCGTCGTGCTATGCCTAACTTGGTCGCATATGACCTAGCAGGTGTACAACCAATGACTGGACCTACTGGACTCATCTTCGCAATGAGATCTAGATTCTCCACTCAGGACGGAACAGAAGCACTATTCAACGAACCAAATACTGCGTTCTCATCTCAGAACAGCAGCAGTAACCTAACTAACGGATTCTCAGGTGGATCAGTTGGTTTCGGTACAACTGGTGGTACTGGTTTAACAGATGCTTCAAACCCAGCTGCTCTTAACCCACAGGGTTCTCAGACTGCAGTTACCTATCCAACTGGACAAGGTATGCGTACTGATGACGCTGAGAAGATGGGCGATGCTACTTCTAATGCTTTCAACGAGATGGCATTCAGCATCGAGAAAGTTACTGTGACTGCGAAGTCCAGAGCTCTCAAAGCTGAGTACTCATTAGAACTAGCTCAAGATCTTAAAGCAATCCACGGATTGAATGCTGAAGCAGAACTTGCAAACATTCTTTCAACAGAGATTCTTGCAGAGATCAACAGAGAAGTTATCAGAACAATCTATAAGGTTGCTGAGTCTGGTGCACAGACAAACGTTGCGACATTAGGTGCTTTCGACCTAGACACAGATTCTAATGGAAGATGGTCAGTTGAGAAGTTCAAAGGTTTGATCTTCCAAATCGAAAGAGATGCTAACGCAATCGCACAAAGAACTCGTCGTGGAAAGGGTAACATGATCCTATGTTCCGCAGACGTTGCTTCAGCATTAACAATGGCTGGTGTATTAGATTACACTCCTGCACTTAATGCAAACTTAAACGTAGATGATACAGGAAATACATTTGCTGGTGTTCTTGCTGGTAAGTTCCGTGTATACATTGATCCATTTGCTGCTAACTTAGCTGCTGATCAGTACTACGTTGCAGGTTACAAGGGTACATCTCCTTACGACGCTGGACTGTTCTACTGCCCATACGTTCCTCTACAGATGGTTCGTGCAGTTGGTCAGGACACATTCCAACCAAAAATCGGGTTTAAGACTCGTTACGGTATCGTTGCAAACCCATTTGCAGAAGGTACAACAGTTGGAGCAGGTGCACTTACATCTAATGCTAACCGCTACTACAGAAGAGTTAAGGTTCAGAACCTTATGTAATTCATATTACATATCTTTCGAGAGACCCCAAAAGGGTCTCTTTTTTTATGTTAAGATCTCCTAACAATAAATATGTTACAGGAGGTAAAGACAATGTTACATTTATTAGGAAAAGGACAAGCACCAGAATGGAATGAAGACAAGCATGATGTGGAGGAGGTCTTTGCTCTTCTGTGTTATCGTGGAATACACTACGCAAAATGGGTATGTATTGATGTTATCATGGAAGGTAATTCTTGGTTTGTAAATAATCCTAGAAAGGGGGAGTGATCCTCCTTTTTTTGTCTAAATAGAAATAAAACTAGTCCAATGAAACGTTCACCTAGAGAAATTAAAGAGGCGAAAAAGGCATATGATAAGGTTGTAGATCATTTGATTACAGAAGATTATGCTAAAACAAAAGAAGATGCTGATCAAATTATTAGTGGAATGAGTGAAGACTGGTATTACATGATTCTACAGAGTTAATGGCGACCAATCCATATACTAATCAAATACAGAATAGAAATTTTCTATCACCGATAGGATTTAAATTTGCTTTGGGAAAAACACCCAAAGTTGATTTTTTCTGTACAAACACAAGAATACCTGAGTTATCACTAGGGTTAACAAAACAACCATCATATCTAAAAGATTTAGATATACCTGGTGAGAAACTTACTTTTGGAGATTTAACACTTAGATTTCTTGTAGATGAGAATATGGAAAATTATATGGCGATTCATAACTGGTTAACAGGACTAGGTTTTCCAGAGACTACTCAAGACTATGCAGATTTAGTAAAACCTATTACTGCTGAACCTAGAGAGGATCTTAATCAGTTCAGCGATGGTAAGTTACACTTATTAAATAGCAATTTTAGAACACAAACAATAGTTCATTTTAGAGATTTATTTCCAATATCATTGACTTCTTTGGATTTTGATGTTACACTAGATGATATACAGTATTTTACTGCAGAGGTTACATTTAAATACGCAGTTTACTTTATTACAGGTAAGGATGGTAGAACTCGTCTATGAATCTTGAAAAAATTCAGGAGATGTGGCAGAATGACTCTGTTATAGATCCTGATAATTTACATGATGAATCATTAAAAATACCCCAACTACATTCAAAGTATTACACAGTTTATAATACTATTGTATTGTTGAGGGAAAAAGCGTTGGATCAATATAAAAGAATTAAGTTAGAAAGATATAATTATTACACAGGCAAAGCACCAGCAGAGGTATATGCTGCTGAACCTTTTGCATATAAGGTAAGAGAGAAGGATGCAATACAGAGACATCTCGAAGCAGATGAAAAGTTAAGTCAAATTGATATGAAGATTAAGTATTATGATACTATGCTC